GCTCCATCCTACAATCAACGATCTGCGAAAGCTGTCTGGAAATCGATCGGACGCATGTCCGGTGGCGGCAAGCCCGTCACGATAGCGACCGTGATCTACGAAGCCAAGCAAGGCGGATGGAAGCCAGCGCGCTCCGAACCGCCTCCGCCTGAAGTGCTCGAGCGTCACAAGAAAGAACGCGAGCAGCGCCAGGCTGAAGCCAAACGCCTCGAGGCCGAACGTGCCGAAGAAGCTGCGGCCATTGCCGCGGATATCTGGGCCAATTCAGAACCGGCCCGCGACGATCATCCCTACCTACAAAAGAAACAAGTGCCGGCCTACGGCTTGCGTCAGTCGGAGATCGTCTGGCTGAAATTCATCGACGACGATACCGGTGAGATCAAAGGCTATGAGGTCAAGAACGCGCTGATCATTCCGGCCTACACGTCCGCGAAGAAGCTATCCTCCGTCCAGATCATCACGGGCGATGGCAAGAAGCGCTTCCTGCTTGATGGCAAGATGGCCGGCGCCTATGCGAAGATCGGCGAGATCAACAAGACCACCGAGAAGATCGTGATCTGCGAGGGCTGGGCAACCGGCGCCTCGATTCACCTGGCCACGGGCCTGCCTGTTGTCGTGGCGTTCAATGCCGGAAACCTCAAGCCTGTGTCTGAGAAGATGCAAGCCGCCCTGCCCTCCTCCAAGTTTCTGATCGCGGCCGATGACGACGCCTTCACGAAGCGCCGCGATGGCACGCCGTACAATCCTGGCATCGAAGCCGCGCAAGCGACTGGCCTGCCCTATGTGACGCCTCTATTCCGATCGCTCGAGGGTGAGCCGACGGACATGAACGATCTGCACACACGCCAAGGCATCGATGCTGTGCTCGCCATGTTCGAGGCACGCATTCCTGAGAGTGCTGTCGAGCCTACCGTGTCGCTCTCACCGGCTCAGGTTCCGGCGATCATGCCTCGGGCCGTGGATATCTTCTCGCCGCTGCCGGACACCAACGACCGCATGAAGCCTCTGAGCACGATCGACAATGTGCTCGAGATATGCAGCCGCCTTGGCATCACGGTCCGCTACAACGTGATCGCGAAGGAAGAAGAAATCCTCATCCCCGACGAGAGCTTCTCGATCGACAATCAGGCCAACGCGTCATTCGCCTGGCTGACGTCATGGTGCGCGAAGTTCCGCATGCCGACGGCCAACCTGGGCGACTACGTCACCTATCTGTCCGACAAGAACCTGTTCAACCCAGTGGCCCAGTGGATCGAGTCCAAGCCATGGGATGGCATCAGCCGTCTGCCGGAGCTCTATGCGACGATCAAGGCGAAGGACGATGGCGACGAGCTGAAAGAAATCCTGATCAAGCGCTGGATGATCTCGGCTGTGGCAGCGGCATTCTCACCGGACGGCGTCTCTGCTGCCGGCGTGCTGGTGCTGCAAGGCGATCAGTACCTTGGCAAAACGAAGTGGTTCAAGTCTCTGGTGCCAGAAAGCCTTGGCGTCGTGAAGGACGGCATGCTGCTGCGCCCTGACGATAAGGACTCAGTGAAACAGGTCTGCTCGTTCTGGCTTGTGGAGCTCGGCGAGCTCGATGCGACGTTCCGCCGGTCTGACATTGCCGCCCTGAAATCATTCATCACGGCCAAGTCCGATGTGCTGCGCCGTGCCTATGCTCGGAAGGAATCGCACTTTGCGAGACGCACCGTGTTCTTTGGTTCGGTCAACCCGCGTGAGTTCCTGCACGATGCAACCGGCAATCGCCGCTACTGGACGATCGAGTGCGCGTCCATCGACCATAGTCATTCCGTGGACATGCAGCAGGCCTGGGCGGAGGTGTACGCGCTTTGGCGTGGCGGTGAAGGGTTCTACCTATCCCCGACCGAAATGGCGGCTCTAAACCACCACAACGAGAATTTCACGGTGGCGGATCCGATCAACGAACGCATCCAGACCTCGATCAACTGGGAGGCGGACCTCAACTATTGGGACTGGAAGACGGCCACTGATGTGCTGATCTCCATCGGGATCGATCGTCCGACGAACGGCGATGCGACGAAGGCTGCTCAGTGCATCCGCGCGCTGAACGGAAACAAGGGAAAACGGTCAAACGGGAAATCCCTTCTATTTGTGCCGCCGAAGCGTGATCGCTTCTAGGTGCACTTGGATGCACTGCGGGGCGCACTGTGGGATGCACTGCCTCAAAGTGTTGGTATCACAGTGTTTCTCTTACTATAGTGTACCCTAGTGTAGCTAGTATATATATAAATAGGAAAAGCATAATACAGCGTAATATAGCGTAACACTATTACACTATATCCGAAACGCGACCCTATGTGAGAGATAACGTGCACTTCGCTGCACTGTTTTTGGGATAAAGCCTTATGCAGCAACGGTTTCAGCCAGTGCATCCTTCATTTTCATGCTGCACTGTTGCGCTAATCGAAACAAAGGGGGTAAAATCACCACATGAAAACCGAATCCAAAAAAATGGGCAGGCCTACTGTGTACGATCCGAAGTTCGTCGATGACATCGTCGAGTTCTTCAATGTCGAGCCGTATGAGCGAATGAAGCTGTACGATAAGCAAGGCAACGAACGTATTGAGCTGGTCCCGAATAAGTTTCCAACCCTTTCCCGCTTTGCCTGCAACATTGGCGTGACGCGTGAGACGCTTTGGGAATGGTCTACACGTCGCGATGAAGAAACTGGACAGCTCACATACCCTGACTTTTCTAACGCCTACAAAGCTGCCAAGGAATTCCAGGAAGCAAACCTGGTAGAAGGCACGATGGCTGGGGCTTTTCACGCCACGTTCTCGATCTTCGCGGCTAAGAACATTCTGGGCTGGCGTGACTCGAAAGACCTCACGATCGCGAACCCTGCCGGCGAGACCTTCAAGACTGAATCAACGCTGACGGCTGACGAAGCCTACAAGGCGATGCTGGAGGGCAAATGATCCTGCGCGGCATCATGGCTGTGCTGGCTGGCCTGATCCTGGCTCTGATCGGAGCCTCGATCGTCATGTGCGCCTATGTGATCGTCTATGCCTGAGTTCAATTGGCACAATCCGGACTACACCGACGTCTATTCGCAGCGCATGGCTGCGATCCGCAACCTTCGCGAGAACGAGTCACTCGTTCCGAAAATCAAAGAATTCTACAAGACGCATCCCGTCGAGTTCATCACTGACTTTGGCATGACGTTCGACCCTCGAAACGTCGAGATCGGCATCGCTGCCATCGTGCCGTTCGTTCTGTTCCCGAAGCAGGCTGAGTTCATCACGTTCCTCTACGAGCACTGGCGCGGCCGCAAGGACGGCCTGGCCGAGAAGTCCCGTGACATGGGCGTGAGCTGGCTGTGCGTGGCCTTCGCTGTCTGGATGTGGCTGTTCCATGGCGGCACTGTTGTCGGGTTTGGCTCCCGCAAGGAAGAATACGTCGACAAGCTCGGCGATCCGAAGTCGCTGCTCTGGAAAGTGCGCGAGTTCATCAAGCTGCTGCCGGTCGAGTTCCGTCCGGTGGGCTATGACGAGCGGGCTCATGCTCCCTTCATGCGCATCGTGAACCCTGAGAACGGCGCGACGATCATCGGCGAGGCCGGCGACAATATCGGCCGCGGCAACCGGACCTCGATCTATTTCAAGGACGAGAGCGCCTTCTACGAGCGGGCCGATGCGATCGACGCAGCGCTGTCCCAGACCTCCAACTGCAAGATCGACGTGTCGACGCCCAACGGCGCCGGCAATGCCTTCTACCGCAAGCGGCACGGCGGCAAGATCGACGTGTTCGTGTTTGACTGGCGCGATGATCCACGCAAGGGCGAGAGCTGGTACGAGAAACAAAAGCAGGATCTGGATCCTGTCATCGTGGCCCAGGAGATCGACCGCAACTATACGGCATCCGTCTCCAATTCATGGATCATGGGCGAGCCTGTCACGGCTGCCATGATGCGCGGCCCTGCCGATGTCGAGGCCGTTGGCCCGCTTCAGATGGGGATCGACGTCGCCAGGTTCGGGGACGACAAGACAATTTTCTGCTTCCGCCGTGGCAAGGTGGTCTATCCGCTGATCACGATGGCCAAGCTGGACACCGTCGACGTGTTCGGCCGCGCCAAGGACGAGATCGACTCGCGAGGCATCGGCACCGTGATGCAGATCGCTGTCGATGACATCGGCGTCGGTGGCGGCGTTACCGACATGCTGCGCCGCGTCTACGGCAAGAAGGTCGTGGCCGTGAATTCCGGCATCCGTCTCAGCGACGGGCAAAACTACAATCTGCGCGCCAGGCTCTGGCGTGACATGCGGACCTACATCGAAAACGGCGCCTCGCTGCCGAATGATCCTGAGCTCCAGACCGATCTCACTGCCTTGCAGTACGAGTACCGCGGCGGCGAGCTGCTGATTGAAGCAAAGGACAACGCCAAGAAGCGCGGCATGAAGTCTCCGGACCGTGCCGATGCACTGGCACTGACGTTCGCCGTCCCCGTGCGAGACTACGCAATGGAGACAACCCGCACTCAAGCAATCATGGATTAGACCGATGAGACTGATCGAGATTATTGCGCTCACTTCACTGTGCTGGCTGATGGTTTTTGGCCTGTTTCACACGTTTATACTTCCCGCAATTAAACTGTTGACTAATTGTCTTCTGTGATGCGATAATCGCACCAACTGTTATTTAGGAGCTCCAAATGGGCGGACTGATAAGCAAACCGAAAGTTCCACCACCTCCACCCGCACCGCCGCCACCGCCTCCAGTTCCGACTGTTGACGATGCTGCCATGTCGTCTGAGGCTGAAGACAAGGTACGCCGCCGTAAGGGCCGCGCTTCCACCGTTCTGTCTCAGGGGTCTGACCTGGCGACTGCCGAGCCGACCACCGCTGCGACATTGCTGGGCGCCTAGATGGCCATGGAAGAAATCAAGAAAACGAAGCTGCTTGAAAATAGCCCTCGTGCCTCTGAGTTCATCTCACGGCACAAGAGGATGGAAACCAATCGCTCCACCTGGGAGCAGCATTGGCAGGAAATCGCTGAACGCATCATCGTTCGCAAGGCTGAGTTCACACGCGGCAAAAACCCGACGGCAACCCAATCCCGTGGCGAGAAACGCCAGGAAAAAGTGTTCGACTCGACGGCCGCACTGGCTCTCGAGCGCTTCACGGCTGCCATTGAAAGCCTGATCACGCCACGCAATGCGCGCTGGCACAAGCTGCGCCCGATCGACGAGGCGTTGCGAGAAAATCATGAAGTCCGCGTCTACCTCGATGAGGTGACACGCATCCTGTTTGCCAACCGGTACGCACCGACGGCCAACTTTGCCTCGCAAACGAACGAGGTCTACACCGATCTGGGCGCCTTTGGCACCGGAGCGATGCTGATCGAGGACGACTACGGCAAGGGCCTGCGCTATTCCTCCATCCCGCTTGAACAATGCTTCCCGATCTTCGACGCATGGGGCCGCCTCATTGGCGTGCACCGTGACTTTGAGCTCGAGGCGCACCAGGTTCTGCGCGAATTCGGCGAGGACATGACGCCAGACACGATCAAGCACGCAGCGAAACACACGCCAATGGCGCGGTTCCGCTTCCTGCATGTGGTCCGCGAGCGCGACGAGTACGATCCGCAGCGCAAAGACTTCCGCGGCATGAAGTACATGAGCTGCTATGTGAGCTGGACCGGCATGGCGATCGTCCGCGAAAAGGGTTATCGCACGATGCCTTACTGCGTGACGCGCTACACGACGTCCACGAAGGAAGACTACGGCCGCAGCCCTGCAATGACGGTGCTGCCGACGATCAAGACCCTGAACGAAATGAAGAAGACCGTCCTGCGTGGTGCGCAGAAGATGGTCAACCCGCCTTTGATGCTGACGGAAGATGGCGCGCTGCGCTCTTTCGATCTGCGCGAAGGGGCTCTGAACGCCGGCGCTCTGGATGCCCAGGGCAACGCGCTTGTGAAGCCTCTCGAGCTTGGCGGACAGCTTGGCCTTGGCATGGACATCATGCAGGCCGAACAAAAAACAGTGAACGAGGCCTTCCTCGTCACCTTGTTCCAGATCCTGGTGGAAACGCCAGCCATGACGGCCACCGAAGCGATGCTGCGGGCGCAGGAAAAAGGCGCCCTGCTCGCTCCAACGATGGGCCGTCAGCAATCCGAATTCCTTGGTCCACTGATCCAGCGCGAGATCGACATTCTGGCTCATGCCGGCGCGTTCCCGCAGATGCCGGACGTGTTGCTCGAGGCCGGTGGCGAGATCGAGATCGAATACGAAAGCCCGATCATGCTGGCGCAACGTGCCGGCGAAGGCGTCGCGATCCTGCAAACGCTCCAGGCCATCACGCCATTGGCTCAGGTCGATCCATCCGTGCTCGATCCGTTCGACATGGAAGCCACGGCCCGCATTCTGGCCGAGGTGAATGGCTACCCAGCCAAGGCGATGCGCTCGAAAGAAGACATTGCCTCCCGCAAAGAACAAAGCGCTCAGGCAGCTCAGGCTCAGCAGCTTCTGGCAGCAGCCCCTGTGGCAGCCGGAGCGGTGAAAGATCTGGCTCAGGCTCAGGCCTTGGCCGGCTCGGCTCCAGGACAGCAGGCACCTGACCTGTTTGCTGGCGAATAAGTGTTGCGGAAACCACACCAATGGTGAGAGAATTCGTTTCAAGAATACTTCGACGCACGCATGCGTATCGCGGCTGCTTCCAACAAGAAGGAGAGCTTACGCCCGAGGCGCGTGTTGTGTTGAAGGATTTGGCGAAGTTTTGCCGTGCGCATACAGCCACGACGATCGTTTCGCCAGTGACGCGATGTGTAGATCCCCTCGCGACGATGCAGGCTGAAGGTCGTCGTGAAGTCTACAATCGCATTTTATGGCACCTCAAGATTGACGATGCCGATTTGTTAGACACCAAGGAGGACACAAATGAGTAATGTACCAGTAGATCCAGCGGCTCCGGCTGCTGATCCGGCAGCTCCGGCGGCGCCGGCTGCTCCAGTAGCAGATCCAGCGGCTCCAGCGGCTCCAGCGGCTCCGGCTGCGGACCCTGCGGCAGATCCTGCGAAAGCGGCTGATCCAGCCAAGCCTGCTGCCGATCCGGTCGACCCGAAAATGGTCGTGCCAGAAACGCCTGACGGCTACGCGCTGCCAGTGCCGGAAGGTGATAACGGGGCTTTTGCCAAGACGGCATCCGCCTGGTTCCACGAAGCGGGGATCCCGCCAGCTCAGGCCGAAAAGCTTGCAGTCAAGTGGAATGAGTTTGCAGCGGCCCAGCAGGCAGCAGCGACACAAGCCGAAGCCGACGCTGAGAAGCAGGCCGAAGCGAAATACAAGGAAGATGACTCCGCACTCCGCAAGGAATGGGGAGCGAAGTACGACGCGAACATTGAATTGGGCAAGCGCGCCTATCGCGAGTTTGGATTTACCACTGATGTGGTGGATGCCATCGAGTCGAAAGTCGGCAGCGCACAGCTATTCAAGATATTTGCGAAGATTGGCCAGGGTCTAGGTGAAGACACTGCGCTTGGTCTGGGCAAGAGCAACAACACACTGACGATGGCCAGTGCAGCCGAAAGACTGTACGGCCAAGATGGTGGCAAGGCGTAAGATGGTGCGGATGGTTGTCCCCAGCGTTCGTATCAGTAAATTTTTTGGGGCTAATAAAAGGAGTTAAATATGGCTACTTTAGCTGTTACTCAGCCCACTCTTATTGACTGGGCGAAGCGTTTAGATCCTGATGGCAAGGTTCCTGTTGTTGCGGAGCTTTTGTCTCAGACTAACGAAATCCTGATGGACGCTGTATTCGTACAGGGCAATCTTCCTACAGGCCACCGCGTCGTTGTTCGTACAGGTTTGCCAAGTGTTTACTGGCGCACTTTGAATGCCGGCGTTCCAACCAGCAAGTCCACGACTGCGCAAGTTGATGAAGGCTGCGGCATGATGGAGGCTCGCTCACACGTTGACGCGAAGCTTGCAACATTGCACGCCGACATCGGCGGCTTCCGCATGTCAGAAGATGCGGCGTTTATTGAAGGCATGAACCAGCTTCAAGCAACGACCATGTTCTACGGCAACCCTGCTGCTGACGTGAAACAGTACCTTGGCTTGGCAACACGCTACGGTTCTATCTCAGGTGCTGGCAATGCTCAGAACGTGATCGATGCCGGTGGTACTGGCTCTGATAATACGTCATTGTGGTTGATCGTTTGGTCTGATCAAACTGTATTCTGCACATTCCCTAAAGGGTCTGTTGCCGGCTTGCAGCATAAAGACTTGGGCGAAGAATCTGTTCAGGACTCAAGTGGTGGTTGGTTCCAAGCATTGCGTACTTTGTACCAATGGGACAACGGCTTGGTTGTTAAAGATTGGCGCTATGCTGTTCGTATTGCGAACATCGACGTGTCAAACTTGGTAGGTGAATCAAGCGCTGCCGATCTATTGAAGTTGATGATCAAGGCTATCGCCCGCATCCCTTCATTGAAAATGGGCCGTCCAGTGTTTTACATGAACCGCACTGTTAAAGAAATGCTAGAAATCCAAACGCTTGGTAAGAACGCGTCTGGCTCTGGCGTGATCAATAACGTGGTTCTTGATGACCAGGGCAAACTAAGCCAGGCAATGTCGACTTTCCGTGGCATTCCTATTCGTCAATGCGATCAGCTTCTAAACACCGAAGCTCGCGTGGTATAAGGGGAAACATTATGATTACAGACGCACTTTTGAAGTTGTCTGACGCTCAGGCTGTGACATCGACTGCCGTTTCTACCAACACTGTTGACTTGGGCACTGCCCGTGACATCGGTTCTGGTGAAGACTTGGAAGTTGTGTTCACGGTTGATGAGGCAGCCACTGCTTCTGGTTCTGCAACGGTTGAGTTCCAAGTGATTGGCTCTGCTGCTGCTAACTTGGGCAGCGCTGTCGTGTTGGGTTCTAGCGGTGCTATCGCTAAGGCCAGCTTGACGCTTGGCGCGCAGATCGTTGTTCAGATCAATCCTCAGGATATCGTTCCTTTGGGTTATCGCTACTTGGGCGCAAACTACCTTGTTGCCACTGGTCCTTTGACTGCTGGCAAGTTCTCAGCCAACCCAGTTATGAACGCTCCACAGGGCAAGACAAAAGCTTACGCTTCTGGCTTCTCTGTAGCTTAAGGAGACTTAAATGGCTAAGTACGAAGTTTTGGAAACGTCATTCATCGACAATCGCTTGGTGGAAGCCGGCACTGTTGTTGAGATCAATGACGACCCTAAGAAGGGTGGCATGAAACCTGGTTCCAACATGAAGCCTGTGAAGGGTTCAGCTCCGGCTGCCCCTGACGCTGGCGGCAATGGCGGCGACGGCGATAAGAAGTAAGTTGTGAAACAAGGGGAGGCTTAGGCCTCCCTTTGCTAACATGTAAAGCTTGGTAATACTTTTGAGATACGCGCAAGCTGAGTCTTGTGGTATGATATCTCCAGAATTTAAGGACTGATAATGGCCTCTCAAGTAGAAATTGCAAACCGAGCGCTCTCTAAACTAGGTGAAGCGCGCATCATTTCTTTCGATGACGACACCAAAAACGCACGCGAAATCAAGGCTGCCTTTGACAGCGTTCGCGATGCCGAGTTTCGGGCGCACCGGTGGCACTTCACGAAGAAGCGCACGACTTTGCCTGCTCTGTCGACGCCGCCGATCTTTGGCTGGGACTACCAGTATCAGCTTCCATCCGATTTTCTCCAGGTGATCCAGGTGGGTCTCTATGATCCGCCGGTCGACCTGTCTGACTATCGCACCTCTGGCACATCCGAATGGGAGATCGAGGCCGACAACGTGCTTCTCACCAATTCCGAAGCGCCATTGCCGCTGCGCTACGTCGCACGCATCGAGGACACCACGCGCTATGACGCGACGTTCATCGAGGCCTTTGCTTCACGCCTTGCCGTGGAAGTCTGCGAGGCTCTGACGCAATCAACAACCAAAAAGGAAAGCGCGCGCGAGGACTACAAGGCCGCGCTCTCCGTGGCCATCCGCTCCAACTCCATCGAGCTGCCGCCCAAAACGGTGCAGGACGGCTCATGGGTTCTAGGTAGACTGTAATGGCCAAGGCCAGCCCGATCTACACGCAGCTTAACGCCGGCGAGCTCTCTCCGTTTTTGGAGGGCCGTATCGATGTGGGCAAATACCCGAACGGCTTGCAGCGCTGCGAGAATTTTATTCCATTGGTGCAGGGTCCGGCTGTACGCCGCGCCGGCACACGCAACATCGCAGCCGTCAAGGATCAAACCGATCGCACCTGGCTGGTGCCTTTTGTGTTTTCTGCGACCGATGGCTGGATCCTGGAATTCGGCGATCAGTACATCCGCTTCTACACCAACCGCGGCCAGGTCCAGTCTGGCGGTGCGGCCTATGAGATCGTCTCTCCGTACCTGTTGGCTGACCTGACGGCTGCCGACGGCACCTTCCGGATCACCTTTGTGCAGTCCGCGGACGTGGTCTATCTGACGCATCCGTCCTACAAGCCGCGCAAACTGTCGCGCTTTGCCTCGACGAACTGGACGATCGCCGAAGTCGAAACCGACGCGGGGCCATTTCAGGACGTCAACTCGGACCAAGCCGTGACGGTGTACGCATCGGCCACGACTGGCTCGATCACACTGACGGCAAGCACGTCGAAATTCACGTCCGATCACGTTGGCACGCTGTTCTATCTGGAATCCAACCCAGCGATCGTTATCGTGCCTTGGGAAACGGCCAAGTCGATCAGCTCAGGCGAGCTTCGCCGGTCTGACGGCAACGTCTACCAGGCCATGAACACGGCCACGACGGCCTCTATCAAGCCAACCCACACCGAAGGCACGCGCTCTGATGGCGGCGTTCAGTGGAAATACCTCCATTCCGGCTATGGCTGGGCCAGCATTGACTCGATCGTGAGCGGAACGGTGGCCAATGCGACCGTTGTCTCGACGCTTCCAAGCGCGACCGTCGGCTCAGGCAATGCAACCTACAAATGGGCGTTCGACGCATGGGGACCGCACGCCGGAGGCTATCCTTCGCACTGCACATTCTTCCGTGAGCGCCTCGTGTTTGCCCGCGGCGATCGAATCTGGCTGTCCTGCTCCGGCGATTATGAGAATTTTGCCAAGAAGGACGCCGACACTGTCACGGCAGACCGCGCAATCTCGGTTCAGCTCGCGTCTGACCAGGTCTCGAGCGTGCAATGGCTGGCTCCGTCGAACGGACTGATCATTGGCACCACCGGCCCTGAGTTTGTGCTGTCTGAAATCACCACATCCGAGGCCCTTGGCCCGAATAACGTGAAGGCCAGCCCGCAATCAGCCTTTGGCTCCAAGAATATCCCCGCGATCCGCGTCGGTGCTGCCGTTTTGTTCGTGCAGCGCTCCGGCCGCAAGGTCCGTGAGATCAAATACGACATAAACGCCGACGCCTATATCTCGATCGACGACACGATCCTGGCCAACCACATCACCAAGACCGGTGTCGTGGCCATGGCGTTCGCTCAGGAGCCTGACAGCGTCATCTGGTGCGCCCGCACCGATGGCCAACTGATCGGCTTCACTTTTAACCGTGAGCAGGACGTTCTTGGCTGGCACCGTCACCCTCTAGGCGGCGATGGCATCGTTGAATCGGTGGCAGCCATCCCCTCACCCGACGCAACACGCGACGATCTGTGGATGATTGTGCGCCGCACCATCAATGGCTCGACCAAACGCTACATCGAATTCCTGGAAGCGCCCTATGCGGACGGAGACAGCGTCGCTGACGCCTTCTATGTCGACTCAGGCGCGACCTATAGCGGCGCTGCCACCACAACCATTACCGGCCTTGGCTACCTCGAGGGCAAGACCGTGGACGTTCTCGCGAACGGCGCCACGCACCCTCAGTGCGTCGTCACGTCGGGCTCGATCACGCTTCAACGCGCCTCGACCAAGGTGCAAGTCGGCCTGCCCTGCCCTGCCCTGCTCCAGACCATGCGCATCGAAGCCGGTGCTGCCGATGGCACGGCGCAAGGTAAGGTGAAACGCATCACGCGGGCCGTGATCCGCTTCCTCTACACCCTCGGCGGCAGCGCTGGGAAGGACGAGGCGACCGCGGACCGTATTGAATTCCGCACGGGTTCCGACCTGATGGACAATGCGCCGCCGATCTTCTCAGGCGACAAGGAAGTGCCATGGCCAGCCGGCTATGAAACCGAAGGCCGCATCATGATCATCCAGGATCAGCCTTTGCCGATGACCGTGGCAGCCATCATGCCGCAAGTGAACACGAGCGATCGCTAGATGATCGTGCCCTTCAAAGCCGAACACCTTGCCAAGCTCTCGCTGCAAAGCACGCAGCTTGCCATGTCCGAGCAACTGACGAACCCTGAATATGCCACGATGCTGGAAGGCACTTACGCCTATTCCCTGATCGAGGGCGACGAGGTGCTCTGCTGTGCCGGATTGATGCCGGTCTGGGAAAACCGCTCGATGGGTTGGGCTCTGGTGTCCAGCAAGGCTGGCAAGCACTTCATTGAGATTCACCGCAATGTGGCAGCCGCAATCAGAATGTGTCCGGATCGTCGCGTTGAGATCGCCGTCGACTCGGAATTTGCAGAAGGCAAGCGCTGGGCAAAGATGCTCGGCCTGACCTTTGAAGGTCGCATGCGCGGCTATGGCGTGGACGGTCGCGATCATGACCTTTTTGCACGCGTAAAATGATGCGAAAATCTCAACAGTGATATAGAATACGCCTAACAAGGCATTGGAGTTTATTATGGCCGCAATACCAATTATTCTTGCAGTAGCGTCCACGGCGATGTCCGTGGTTGGCTCTATTCAGCAAGGCAATGCGCAGGAAGCGCAATATAAGGCTCAGGCTCAAGCGCAGGAATACAACGCGAAGATCTCTGAGAACCAGGCTATTGCCACAAACCAGCAGACTTCTGCACGCGAGGACGCTGAACGCCGTCAACGCCGCATCGCCTTGGGGGGCGCTCGCGCATCCATGGCCGAATCCGGCCTGACTGACAGCGGCTCGATCCTCGACATGTTCGATCAAAGCGCCATCAACTCCGAGCTCGATGTGCTGAACACGCGCTTCGAAGGCAACATGGCTGCACGCGGCTTCAATGAGCAGGCAACGCTGGACCGCTACGCTGCTGCAAACTCACGCTCCAACGCCAAGTCTGCAAGCACGGCCAAGTGGATCAACGCTGGCTCTGCCCTGATCTCAGGCGCATCGTCGGCTTACTCCGGCTACAAGACTGCCGAATTCCAAAAAACACAGACTGATGTCTGGAAAAAACAGGGGCTTATCTAATGGCGCGCGAACTCGACCTTAACTTGGCGCGAGGCGATAGCGCTGGCAACAACTCCGTTCGCATCCCGCAGCTCAACCAACAAAAGGTTGTCTCGCAGCTTCCAAACAGTCCGCGCATGCAGCCGGTCCAGATCTCCAACGACATCGGCAAGGCGCTGTCCGGCATGGGTGGCGCACTTGGTGACGCGACCAAGGCAGCTCAGTTTGCCGACGCGACTGATCTCAGAACGCAGGAGTTTGAAGTCCAGCAAGAGAAGGAAAAGCAGACGCTTTCTGCGCAAAAGGCCGTGTCTGAAAGCTCGCTTTCGCTGATCAGCCATTTTCAGGAATCGCAGGCAGCGGTTGAGCCTGGCGCTGTCGGCTTCACTGGCAAGATCACGAAGGACATCGACACGCATATCGAGGCCGCAACGAAAGACGCGACGCCCTACTACAAGAAACAGTATGAAACCAGCATGGTCGGCGTGCGTCAGCACCTGATCGCCAAGGGCCAGGAATACGAATACGGCGAAGGCCTGAAGCTCGAGGTAGACAACGTCAACAAGGGCCTCGAAAACTCGCAGAAGATCGTCTACGCCGATCCTGCCTTGTTTGAGCAGGAGCTCACCCGCTGGGGCAAGACCATCGCGGACAACACGCGATTCAATCCAGAAGCCAAGCGCACCATGATTGAGTCCGTGCGCAAGCAGCTCACATGGGCTGCCGGCGCGAAGGCGATCGAGGGCAATCCGCAAGTCTGGAATGCCACGCTCAATCCCTACTCACCGAAGAACAATCCGAATGCGGTGCCTGGCGCCAATGGCGTCACCGAATTCCGTGCTCAGAAAACAGACTACGACGCGTCCACATGGGAAAAGCGCCCTGATGGCTCTGCCAAGGGATCCGGCTTTCTCGGCGTTCTGAAGCGCCCTGATGGCGGCGTCTCCACTGAAATCAGCGTGGGCGTGACGATCGACGGCAAGCAAGTCGACGTGCCGACTCTGGTGCCAACCCTGACCAAGGCCGAAGTCAAGACGCTGCTCACGCTGAAAGACGATCAGAAAGTCCCTGACTCGATCGTCAAGAAGGCTGCCGAGTTTGCCCGCACCCGCATCAAGGACGGCAAGCCTGTGTTTGCCCAGCCTGGCGAGGAAGGCGACATCGTTTCAGCCAAGCCTGCTGCCGGCGCCAATGGTACACCAGCCAGCGCTGCCGCAACCGGTCCTGCGTCATTCGACGGCGTCATGGGCTTCATCTTCAAGAAAGAAGGCGGCTACAACGCAGACGACGGCAATGGCCATCCCGTGAATTTCGGCATCAATCAGGGCGCAAACCCTGACATCGATGTCAAGAACCTTACGAAAGAGAAGGCTGCTGAGATCTACAAGACGCGCTACTGGAAGGCGATCAATGGCGACACTCTGCCGCCTGCTACTGCACTGATGGCGATGGATGCGGCGGTCAACCAGGGCGTTGGCTTTGCTCAGGAAATCCTGGCCAAGTCCGGTGGCGACGTCACCAAAATGGCCCAGCTCCGCAAGGAACGCTACGAAAGCATCATCGCGGCCAACCCTGCGAAAGAGAAATACCGCGCCAACTGGATGAAGCGCCTGAACGAAGCATCGGCTCAGGCCGGAGCTGCTTCCGGTTCTGCTGGATCTTCCGAGTCTGGGATGCCGGCTGCACCGGTGGGCCGCGTCAAGATTGGCCAGCCCTGGTTTGATCTGGCGACGTTCGACGAGCAGCAGAAATTCCGCCAGTACGCCGAAGCGCAGTCCGGCAAGCTTGAGACCGAAATGGCCAAGCAGCGCCAGGAAATCGCCTCAAGCCTCGAGCTCGAGACCCGCAACATCGGTGAAATGGTGTCACGCGGCGTGGCCCCACAAGGCCAGCCGAAAAGCCTGGCTGACTTTCAGGCCGCTTATCAGAACCCTGAACGCGCGATCCAGGCTCATGCAGCCTACGAGAACGCATGGAACACGGCTCAGGAAACCTCAAAATACAACGGACTTCCGACGGCCAAGCTGGTCGAGGTGATCAAAGAGACAGCGCCAAGCGCCAACGATCCTGACTTCGCTGTGAAGTCGAACCTCCAGCAGATCAGAATGCAATCGGCAGCCAGCATCATCACGGCGCGTCAGAAAGACCCTTGGGGATTTGCCCAGGCCACCGGCGACTTCAATGCCGGCCTTGCTGATCCAACGAAAAAAGACTTCTCCGACGTGATCAAGCGTCGTGCGGCCGCGCTGCCTCAGATGATCGAGAAGTATGGCCTCACCTCTGCCAGCGTCATGACGTCGGCCGAAGCCACCAACCTATCTGACCGCATGGCCATGATGCCGGCCGATGATCGTGTTGCCCTGCTCAAGACGCTGCGCCAGTCGATCGGCGACGATACCGCCTATGCGACGCTGCTCAATGCGATCCGCCCTGATTCACCCGTCACCGTGATGGCTGGCAATATCGCAGCCGTGGGCGGCACCGTGCGCATCGGATCCGAGAACATCACGACCGACAAGATCGCCAGTCGTCTGGCCCGCGGCGAGGATCTGCTGAACCCTCGTGGCGTCGACAAGAAAGCCGACGGCACCAAGTCTGCATTCCCGATGCCTAAAGAGCAGGACATGCGCTCCGAATGGACCGAGATGGTGGGCAATGCCTATGCCGGCTATCCAGACGCCGAAGCTCATGCCTATCAGGCCTATCGCGCCTACTACGCAGCCCGCGCTTCCGAAAAGGGGATCAATGACGGGATCGTCAATGGCGAGCTCCAGGGTGAAGCGATCACGGCTGCCACCGGTGGCATCGGCTCAATCGATCCAAACGGAATGATGAATTCCTACAAGCTCATCCTGCCCTACGGCATGCCTGGCGACGTGTTCAAGGACAAGTCTGCCCAGCTCTGGAAACAGGTTGGCCCAGCCAATGGCTACACCAAGCACACGATCGACGATCTGCGCCTGATCCCGACCGGCGAGAATGGCCGCTACGTTGTGGCCGGCGCCGACATGCTGCCGCTTCCAGGCAAGAACAACAAACCGATTATCCTTGATTATCTAGCTAAACCGGCCGCTGCGCCGAGGAGAGACAACTAATGGCTTTCTTTAATGTTGCACCGACCGAGAAAGTCGATCGCCTGACCGAAACATTCGACAAGGGCTTCAACACCGTTGTCCGTACTGATGAAGCCAAACCGGACGCCTTTACTGGCGTTCTGGACGCGACACTAGGCGGCGTGCAGTCAGGGTTCAATCGCAGCAAATATAATCTTTTCTCTGATCAGGAGTCGAACCGCAAGAAAGAGATCGCGGCTTCGCTCGTGAAGATGCGCCCTGATCCCAAAACAGTGGGCTCCGTGGGCCAGTTCATGTTCGGCGTGGCCGAGCCTCTGTCCTTTATAGGCACCCAGTTCCTGCAAGACCCGATCACCTCTGTGCTGGCGCCATCGACGCTGGCCATGGGGGTCGCGAAAGACTACGAACCGGCCCAGACGCAGATCAACATTGCCGACGGCATGGATGCTGAAACGGCAGCCAAGGTTGCCCGCACGCAGGCCACTGGCCTGGCCATTGGCACGATCGCTCCCGCCTCATTGAGCGGTGGCCTTCTGACGCGCGTCCTTACGGGCGGCGCTCTGAACGTGGCAGTCGGTGCTGGAGAACGGGCCGAGACCGGCCGGATCCTGCGAGCCAATGGCTATGAGGAAATGGCCAAGCAATACTCAGCGCTTGACGGCAACGCGGCGCTGGCCGAATTCGTCCTTGGCGGCTTTTTCGGTGGCGCGTTCGGCAGCCGCGGCAAAGCTCGCCTGGCCGCACCAGAATCCATTGAGCCATCCCACATCGACGCAGCCCTGACGGCCAACCAAAGCGTTAGTGCAACTGTCGACGCTGCACCTGGCGTCCCTGTTGATGCCAAGTCTGCCAAGGCTCACGCTGCCGCCTTCGATAGCACGATCGAGGCCCTGGCCTTTGGCAACAAGCCAAACGTCGAAAGCCTCCTGACCGAAGCTGGCTTCCTCGGCAAGCGTCCGGACTTCAACGCCGTGGCGATCATCCGCGAAGAATTGGAAAAGGCCGGTTTTGACGATGTCGCTGCCAAGGTGCGCGAGCTCGAGACCGCAGCCAAAGAGCGCGGCCTTCACGTCGATGGCGCCGATCTCAATGTGGTGCTGTCTGAAAATCCTGCCGACGTCACCGTTGGCGGACTGAAAGGTCGCGAGTCAGCCGTGAAAATCGGCAACGACTATGTGCCAACCGAATTCCGCCTCGTCGAAGCCGGTGACGTTCGCGCCACCATGGACAAGGCCGACAATCAATACCGCGACCGAACCCGCGTCGCGTCCGAGCAGCAGATTCAGGAAGCTGCGCGCGGGCTCGATCCTCGTTTGCTGGGCGATTCACCGGTGATGGACTTTGGTGCGCCGGTTATGACGGCCGACGGCAAAATCATCGCCGGAAACGGAAGGGCGGCTTTCATAGAGCGCGCCTACGACACGAACGCAGCCGAGTCCTACCGATCATATCTGAAAGAGAACGCGGCGGCTCTGGGGCTCAATGCAAGCGAAATAGACGGCATGGCCCGTCCGGTGCTTGTTCGCGTGCTCCAGCGTGACGTCGACGTGAACAAAGCAGCTATTCTGTCGAATGAAGGCGGCGCGATGGGCATGTCCGCCCTCGAGCAGGCGAAGGTCGACGGCGAACGCCTGGGCGATTTTCGTGCGTTTGAGTTTGGCGAAGATGGCGCGGTGGGCAATGTCGGCAATATGCCGTTCATCCGCTCATGGGTTGAGCAGTTCCCGACCAATCAGCGCAGCCGCCTGATGGACTCCGATGGCATGCTGTCAGCCGAGGGCAGCCGCCGTCTCCAGAACGCGATCATGTACCGCGCCTATGGTGACAGCGACACGCTATCCCGTCTGATCGAGGCCACTGATCCTGGCAGCCGAAACATTGTGACGGCCTTGTCTCGCACCGCAGCCCGCGTGGCCGATGCGAAAGAAGCGATCATGCGTGGTGATCTCTATCCGCACGATCTCTCCGAAGACTTGCTGATGGCGGTCGAAAAATACGACTCGATCCGCAAGAGCGGCATGGCCATCAACACATGGGTCAACCAGATCGACGGCTTTGGCGATGGCCTGACAGGCGAAGCGCGTGCGCTCGTCGTGTTCCTCGACAAGAACATTCGCAGCGCCAGGACGATCGCCGATGAGATCGATGCCTACTACCAGCGCCTTGAAGCGCTTGGCGATCCGAAACAGGGATCCATGTTCGAGGCGGCGACGCCGACCAAGCAGGATGTGTTTCAGCCAATGCTGGACGCAGACGCCGTGGCCTATTCGCGAATGGACCAGACCGAGACGCCTCAGTTCAAGGCCTGGGCTGGCACCGACAAGCCCGTCATCGAATATGACGACATCAACAATTTTGAATTTAACGGCGAAGGTCCGTTCGTGCTGCGCGCCTATCACGGCACGACGAATAGCTTTGATGCGTTCGACGCCTCCGTCAAGGGCAACATGGAAGGCCAATATGGCGCGGTGAATTACTTCACCTCCAGCGAATATGACGCCAGTGAAAACTACGCTGGCATGGGGCCTGATCTTACCAGCCGCATCGAGTCCAAGGGCGAGCAGCTCAGTTACAAGCTGCGCGATGAGTTTGACGAGCTCGGCGGTGATGAGAACCAGGCGGCTGCCATGCAGGCGTTGAAAGAGAAATATGGTGAGGACGTCTATTCAGAAAACCTGGTGACGATGGCCAAGAACATGGTTGCCAAGGATCTCGATGGTGGCAACGAAAAAGTGTTGGAGGTCTTTATCAAGACGGAGCGGCCTTTTGTCGTGGGTGGTGAAAAGTCTCCATGGCTTGAATTCTTTGACGAAGGTGTCATCGAAACTCAGGCAATCGAACGCGTTGCCGATAACAATGGCATTGACGTCGACGAAGTCCGTGCACAGTTCAGCGATTACGAGGATGAAATATCCGACGCACGCTATGAAATACTGGACGATCAGGCCAACCCTTTGATCGAAGCCGTGCAGACCGTGGCTGATCGCTACGAGTTTGATCCGATGGCGATCCTGTCAAGCCTTTATGAAATGACCGGAGAAGGCTCCGTCTCTCACACGAGACTTGAAAGCGAGCTCCGCAATCTGGCTGACAAGGCCTATATCGAGAATCCGGAAACTGGCGATCTGATCTCCAGCCAGGTTGTTTCAGATATCATTCAGGAGCTTGGATTCGACTCCATCATTCTGAAAGATGCTGATGTACGCTTCAAGAGTATGTCGATGGATGACGGCACGGCTCACATCCACGTCTTCGATCAAAACAATACCAACATCAAATCCGCGACCGACAACTCTGGCGCGTTTGATCCTGCTGATCCACGCATCAATTACTCACGCAACGAGGACATCGTCGCGACGGTCGAGCAGCGCATCGCTCAGGACTTCGACGGCGCAGTGGCTGAATATGCCGCGCTGCCTGATTCAGCCGGTGGCCGCATCCTCAACACCGACCTGGCCCGCGAGCTCTCGCCTGACTACCGTGCCGATCGCACGCGCTCTGCCGAAGTGCATGAGCCTGTCAGTGCGTTCGTGAAGAAGCTCTATGCCGAAAAACTCTCGCGTCCGACACCGGAAGGCTATGACAACGTCGTGCTGTTCACGGCCGGAGGCACTGGAGCAGGCAAGACGACTGGCATCAACATGCTCGGCAGCGCGGCCGACAAAGCCGAAATGATCTACGACACCAACATGAACCGCGTCGATTCATCGAAACAGAAGATCGACCAGGCTATCGAGGCTGGCCGCGAGATCGTCGTGATCTATGTGCACCGCGATCCGGTCGACGCCCTGGTGAACGGCGCCTTGCCTCGCGCGATGCGCATGGGCCGCACGGTGCCAGTGAAGGATCACGCTGCGACGCATGCTGGCGTGACGGAAACCATTCCAAAACTCATGGAGCTCTACGCAAACGATTCGCGTGTGAGCTTCGTTCTCGTCGACAACTCGCTGGGCAAAGGCAATGCGCAGCTCACGAGTGTTGATAAAATCAGAACAGTAGAGTATAATGGCCTACAGGAGAAATTGAATGAAGCAGCAAAAACAGAATACGAAGCCGGCAGGATCTCAGAAGCCGTCTACCGCGGCACCGTTGGCAGTGACATTGCCGGCGTCCGGCCTGACGCACGCGGAGCTGACGCAGCAACTGGGCGATCAGTTCGTGGCCAACCTCAATCGGCAAACACAGTCGAAAGCCTGACCGACGTCTTCCGCTCGCAGTTTGGCAAAGACGCCAGCCGCCTGATCGAAGTCTCACGCGTCGCCATTGTTCAATCCGTCACTGATCTGCCAGCCAGGGCCGACGCCATGCCGCATCCATCCGATGTCGGCGCGATGTACGATCCCCGCACCGGCGTGTCCTATGTCGTGGCAGACAACACCTCCCCTAGTCAGATCCGCGGCCGCATCCTGCATGAGATCGGCGTTCACGCCGGCATGAAGGATATGCTGGGCGATGCCCTTTACCTTGACGTGCTTGGCCATGTTGATGCTAAAATCGCATCAGGCGACGCACGCTTTATCGAAGCACGTCGTCGGGCCGAAGCGGGTGGAGGCAACATTGCCGAGGAGACATTGGCCTACCTTGTCGAGAAGGCGCCTGAAATTCCGATGGTCCGCCGCATCCTTGCAGCCGTTCGCCAGTGGCTCTATCGCACAACTGGCGGGCGCTATGTCGATCTAAATACGAACGACCTTGTGGCCATGGCCAGTGCATCGTTGCGTCGTCAAGCATTCGATGCCAGCCGGACAATAGATGCGCGAGCTGCGAGTGTGAATGAATTTTACAATACTGTAGCGGAGTCTGATACAATCGCGACTAACGACAATCCTCTACCGGACACCATGATCCCTACAGGCGACACGATGGAACCAATAGCTCTAGCAACTGCCAAGGCTGATGCGGAAATCGCAACGTCTGAGCAGATGCAGCCTGGCTACATGTCGGCTGTCGAATGCGCATTGGTGGCGGGCGAATGAAGGCGCGCTGCGTCCAGGCTGTCTCGAACGCCATCGGCCGTCCTCTGACGGTCGCCGAATCCCGCAACATGGAAACCCGCATCAAGGATGCGATGAAGCGCGAGGCCTCGCGTGATCCGCAGGCCTGGGCTGCCTTGTCCGTGGGCGATCGCATGCGTGCTGGTGCGGCTGCTGCCGCCAAGGAATTGGTGCAGGAAGCGACACTGAAACGGGTGCGCATCGCCAAGCAGATCGAAGCGTGGGATCGCGCTGACGCCTACCTCAACGACCAGGTCGCAAAAGGCCTGGACGACACCAAGCTCGACGCTCTCGAGCGCATGCTCGCTGCCAAGAACGACGGCAAGGGCAACATCACATCCATCGAATCCAACGCCAACGGCATTGAAGCCGTGTCCATGGGGAAACTCGTCGACGCATGGGAAGCCATTGCGCCGCAGTTCATGGGCACGCTGGCTCGTCGTGAAATGGAAGACGCCTTCATCCGTGAAGTGCATGGCAAGGCGTCCGGCATTCCTGAAATCGCCAAGGCAGTGAAGGCCTGGCGCGAGACGACCGAAAGCCTGCGCCTGCGTTTCAATGACGCCGGCGGCGACGTGGGCAAGCTCGACAACTGGGGTATGCCTCATTCGTGGAGCCAGGACATCGCCAACCAGGTCGGCAAAGACAAGTGGGTGAGCGACATGCTCCCGCTGCTGGACCGAAATCGCTACATCAAGGAGAGCGGCACGCTGATGGACGACGCCGAGCTCACCGAATTCCTCGGCAAGGCCTGGCTGTCAGTGGCCTCCAACGGCGCCAACAAGCAGAAGAACGCATCCTTTGGCTCCGGCGTGAAGGCCAACCGTAATTCAGCCGAGCGTCAGATTCACTTCCGCGACGGCGATGCTGCCTTGCAGGCCTTCCGCGTCTACTCCGATCGCAACGTGTTCCAGGTTCTGTCCGGCCACGTCAAACGCATGTCCTCGGACATTGCCCTGATCGAGCAGTTTGGCCCGAATGCCGACCACGCCTTTGAAGCGCTGGTCGATGCAGCCTATCGCGAGGCTGCGGTTGGCAGTCCTGATCTGGAGAACAAGTTTTCTGGCCAGGTCGAGCACGTCACCAACCTCTACAATTATGTAGCCGGCAACAATCCTCCGCCCTACTCCCGCTTCTGGGCGCAGTTTATGGGCGATATCCGCTCAGTGCTGTCTGCTGCCAAGCTGGGTTCGGCTCCGATCTCAGCGATCGCTGACAATGGCACGCTGTATCTGACGGCCAAGGTCAACGGCATCCCCGCGATCAAGGTGTTTCTCAATCAGGTTCGGGGATTCAACCTCGCGAACCAGACTGAGAAGGACTTGGCTCGCCGCGCCGGCCTGATGGTCCGCTCGATGACCGATGATGTGAACCGGTTCAGCTCCGACACGATGGGGCCGCGCTGGTCGCACAAGCTCAGCACGTTTTTCATGAAGGCCTCTGGCCAGTCTGCTCTCGATCAGGTGCAGCGCCGTGCGTTCTCGATCTCCATGATGGACACGATCGGCTCGCTGACGCGCAAATACTCAGACATCGGCATGCTCGATCCAGACGATGCGCGCTTTCTCGTCTCCAAGGGGATCACTCCGCAGGAATGGGAAATCTGGACCAAGGCGCAGCCCGAAGGCTGGGGCAACAATCATACCGTCCTGACACCGGAAGCGATCTATCGCGTGCCAGGCCTGTCGGATCTCGACAAGGAGCGTGCGGCCACCAAGCTGCTCGCCGTCACGCTGGAAGAAGGCAACATCGCCGTGATCGAGCCTGGCGCTCGCGAGCGCGCCGACATGACATCCGGCACAAGGGCAGGCACCTTCAAGGGTGAGCTGCTGCGCTCGATCTTCCTGTTCAAGTCATTCCCGCATGCCATGTTTAAGCGTCACATCGAACGCGGCATCAAGAGTTATGACACCTGGCAGGGCAAGGCTGGCTATCTCGCCTCCCTGCTGGCCTTGCAGACCGTGTTCGGCGCCGTGGCGCTCGAGACCAACGACGTGCTGTCTGGCCGTGATCCGCGCAACCTCAATCCGCTTGAAAAGAACGGCACCCGCAACCTGATCGCAGCGCTCCTGAAGGGCGGCGCGTTCGGTATTTACGGAGACTTCCTGTTCAGCGAGTCCGGTGCGAATGGCCAGACTCCAGTCGAAACGCTGTCTGGTCCAGTGGCCGGCACTCTTTCTGCTTTCGCAGGGTTGACTCAAGGAAATATGGTACAATTCCTGCGGGGCGATGATACGCATGCAGGCGCTGAGCTGGCCAAGTTTATCCGTGGCATTACGCCAGGATCGAATCTTTGGTACTTGAAGGCCGCAACGGATCACTTGATCTTCAACCAGATGCAGGAGTTTTTCTCCCCTGGGTATCTCGCCAGCGCACAGCAGCGAGCTCACCGGAATTCTGGGACAACCTACTGGTGGGCGCCGCGCGACCAGACAGGTGAAAACATGCGCGCACCTAAATTTGAAAACATTGCAGGGGGTAATTGATGACAGTTCCATCAACCACATCGCGCGTAAACTATTCCGGCGACGGTTCTAGTGTTTCGTTTCCTATCAGCTTTTATTTTCTCGCGAACGCCGACCTCGTCGTTTTGCTTGTCAGTGCTGCTGGGGTTTCCACAACACAGGTGCTGAATACTAACTACACGTTGACGGGCGCTGGCGTCGAAGCCGGTGGCACGCTGACCATGCTGGTGGCTCCGCCGTCTGGCTCGACGCTGGTGATCTTCCGCGATCCCGCCGTCACGCAGCTTGTCGACTACGCGCCGAACGATCCCTTCCCTGCTGAAACGCATGAGCGCGCTCTGGATCGTCTCACGATGATCTCTCAGCGCTTCCTCGATCTGCTCAACCGGACGTTCCGGATCTCGGATGGATCGACGATCAACTCCACGATCCTGGATGTCAGTGCTGCCAGTCGCGCCAACAAGGTGATGTCCTTCGACGCATCTGGCGATCTGATCGCAGCGCAGGAGCTTGGCATCTGGCAAGGCAACTGGGCGTCAGGCACGAATTACAATACGCGCGACCTGATCAAGGACACGAGCAACAACAACATTTATATCTGTATCGCCGAGCACGTTGCCGGCGGCGCACAACCTATTTCCAGCAATGCTGATGTAGCCAAGTGGGCATTGATCGTCGATGCGGCTGCGGCGGCAACGTCTGCCAGTGCAGCGGCTGCAAGCGCCATTGCGGCGGCTGGGTCTGCTACGGATGCGGATATTTCAGCGACCGCGGCAGCAGCAAGCGAAACAGATGCTGCCGATAGCGCTGCCGATTCAGCAACGAGCGCGACGGCTGCGGCTGCAAGCGCAAGCACGGCTACAACCAAGGCCACTGAGGCCACTGGTTCAGCGTCTGATGCTGCTGGGTCTGCCACCTATGCGGCGTCCTCTGCGACCGCTGCTGCGGCCTCTGAAGCTGCCGCGGCTGCTGTCATCGCCACTGGCATGTATAGCGCCGTGCAGGACAAAACCGGCAGTTACACCGTGCTGGCCGCCGATGCAGGCGACCTGATCCGCGTTGACACAAGTGGCGGTGCGGCGACCATCACGTTGCCGGCAATCTCGAGCGTCACCGACGGCTTCAAGATCGCGATCGTCAAATGGTCTGGCGACGCCAACGCCGTCACGGTCCAGCGCTCAGGCTCAGACCTGATCAATGGCGCGTCGACCTATCTGCTGGACGCGCAATACAAAAGCGCGACATACGTCGCAGACTTCCAGACCAATACCTGGTTTGCCGCGGGCACTGGTGGATCTGGCACGAACATTATTCTTGACTCATTCAGCGGCAATGCCAGCACAACGGCGTTCACGCTTGCGGGCGATCCTGGTTCTGAGAACAACACTCAGGTGTTCATCAGTGGCGTCTACCAAAATAAATCCCAGTACAGCGTAAGCGGCACCACGCTCACATTTACGGCCGCTCCTCCGACCGGCACTAGCAACATCGAAGTGGTCTGGTCGCAGCCTCTGCCGATCGGCACGCCGAGCGATGGCACCGTGACGACCGCGAAGATCGCTGATGGCGCTTTGGCTGCGACGACCACCGGCCTGGCCAAGATGGCGGATGGCTTCCTCGCAGCTACAGCGGCAGCCCGTGCGAAGATGGCCGATGCCTTTGTCACCTATGCCAAGATCCAAAGCGTCGCCGCAGGCAAAGTGCTTGGCCGTGATACTTCTGGCAATGGTGATGTGCAGGAATTGCCGATTTCCGTTGATGCTAGTGGGAGAGTAAAACTTCTAAATACAGTAAGTGTTGGCAATGCCACTCCGTCAACATCAGGTGCAGGTATCACATTCCCAGCTACGCAGAGTGCTAGTACAGATGCTAATACGCTAGATGATTATGAGGAAGGAACTTGGACACCAACTAAAGGTGCTGGGATAACTGGAACTGTTGCATCATCTACTGGAAATTATGTAAAAGTTGGTAATACCGTATATATTAATGGAACATTTACTGGCTCTGGAAGCATATCAATGTCAACACGAGGAATAGCTGTAGCTGGTGGATTACCATTTGCTGGTTACGGACAAGGAACTGGTGTAGTTTGCAATAATGCTGGCGAAGGTGGTGCTTGTATCATTAATTTTTCAGGTGCTTTATTTTATACTGATAGTGCAGCCATAACTGGTTCTGCTTATTTTTATTTTGCTGGCTCATATATAACATCATAAATAATAAAATTTAAAAGGAACAAATTATGTTTACAGAAACTAAAGTAATAGACCAAATCACAGTAACCGAGAGCGGCATAGTTTTATACCGTGAAACTACCCGTATATTAAAAGATGGTGAGCAAGTTGCACAAACCTATCATCGTAGCTCACTAGCACCAGCATCGGACTTAACAGGTATCCCAAGCAATGTTGCTGCTATCTGCAATGTAGCATGGACACCTGAAGTCATTGCTGCTTACCAAGCGTCATTGCCAGCATAATGGAAAAGCTAATAGCAAAAGTAAACGCTCTGCTAGGTAAACTATACATACCTTGTAGAGTGCCAGCAGATAAGCAGATGCACTTCATCTGCGGAATCGTCATTGCTTCGGTGGCGGTACCATTAATGGGTGTTTATTCGGTTGCCTTGGTGGCGGTGATCGCCTTGGCTAAAGAGATCTATGACCACGCCAATAAAAGCCTGCACACGTCTGACGTTTGGGACTGGGTGGCTACGGCACTGGGTGGGCTGGTTGGATTCTGCCTCGTCGGTTTTATGTAAACAACATTTTTGAAAGGATCAGAATTGGATCAGTCTATCATTAACATCATCATCGGGATCGCTGGATGTCTGGGAGGCTTTGTCTTGCACGCACTCTGGGACGCGCAGAAAGACTTGCAGAAAGCTGACACCGAGCTTGCCAAGCGAGTCGGCGAGATCGAGGTGCTGGTGGCCGGCAATTACGTCACCCGTGACGACTTCAAGCAGACGATCGGCACCCTGTTCGATAAGCTCGACAGGATCTCAGACAAGATCGACGGCAAGCAGGATCGCGTTCATCCATGAGACTGAATGCGGACTGGCGCAGGATCGCTCGCAAGGCGTGGTCTATCCGCCTCGGGATCGCTGCTGCATTTCTATCCGGTGGTGAGATTATCTTACCACTGTTTGTCGATTCGTTCCCCCGCAACGTGTTCGCCGTCCTGAGTTTCGTCACCGTCGTGGCTGCCGTGCTCGCACGACTCATTGCCCAGAAGGATCTGAACTGATGGCCACGAACACCCGACGCCTTGGCGCTGCGGCCGCGATCGCAACACTGATCGCCATCCCCGCTGAGGGTATCAGGCAGATCGCCTACTACGATCCGCCTGGCATCCTTACCGTCTGTTACGGCTCCACGACCAACGTCGTGAAAGGCCTGCGATACAGCCTCGACGAGTGCCGTGCACGGCTGGACAAGGACATGATGGCTGCCATCGTGACCGTCGATCGCTGCGCACCAGGCCTGCCTGAGAACGCCTTGGCCGCGTTTGGGGACGCTGTCTACAACATGGGACCGACGATCGCCTGCAACCCTGCCAAGTCCACTGCTGCGCGCCTGCTGAAGGCCGGCGATGTGACGGGCGCATGCAATCAGCTTCCGCGCTGGGACAAGGCGAACGTGGCCGGCCTGATGGTCTCGCTGCCAGGTCTCACCAAGCGGAGAGCAAAGGAGCGTGACCTGTGTCTTGGCAAATAAAAATTATTGCAGCCATGCTTTTTGCGGCCGTCTGCTTTGGCGCCGGCTGGCGGGTGAAGGCGGCTTTTGTCGCTGAGCGCGATCTGGCCGTGGTCGAGGCCAAGCAGGAATTCATTGACGCCTACCGGAAAGAGGAAGGCAAGTCCGCTGCATTGTTCGAGGATAAATTGAAGGAGCTGAAAGCCAATGAAAAAACGATTGAGTACGAGCGCATCAAGATTGTGGATCGCCCTGTTTATCGCAACGAGTGCCTCGATGACGACGGCCTGCACCTCATTGAAGGTGCAAGAACAGGCGGCGCCGATTCAGGAAAATCTTCTCGCTAGGTGCGAACCGCTGACGAAGCACGAAGGCAAGAATGGTTCAATGGTGTTGCTCACGCTAACGCGCTGGGCGACAGAATATAACGAATGCGCTGCCAGGCATAACGGTCTGGTGGATGCGATCAAGGGAGGTTTATGACCACGACAGTACAGAAGGAAATGCAGGATAAATTATCTGGCGATATCGTTCAGATTGTAAATACGCAGAGCGGGGCGCTTGGTTCAAGCGTTGTCGTCATCCCTTTGGATGACACGATCCCTCAGATCACGGAGGGAACCGAGTTCATCACCGCGACTATTACGCCAACCAACGCGTCCAATGTGCTGGACATCACGGTGGTGCTGAACCTGTCAAACAACACTGGCGTGACCAACGTGGCCGCGCTGTTTCAGGATTCGACAGCGAATGCCCTATGCGCTAGCGCCAAGTCTAGTATGGGCGTGGCCAACGCCATGACGCAGGTGACGCTCAAGCACCGGATGACGGCCGGCACTACCAGCGCTACTACGTTCCGCGTGAGGGTTGGACCATCTGGAGCAGTGACTATGGGCATCAACGGGACGGCTGGCAGTGGCCGGTTTTTTGGCGGCGTGTACATTTCGTCCATCACCATCACAGAATTTAAGGCTTAAGGTTCTTAGTGTCCTCCACTAAGGGACAGCAGTCTGATGCCCTCACGGGTTGCCTGAATCGGACTCCCGAGCTTCTCCACTCGGGGATTAGACCCACTTCGGTGGGTCTTTTTTTGTGACGTAATCCGTTGTGAATATCGCACCAGATGTAGTATGTTCACATCATGAAAAAGCCACGCGACACCGTTCATCACTCCGAGACCTGGGTTTCGACCGTTGCCAGGATCGATGTCCCTCTCAACTCCGTCGTGAATTTACGCCGCATCGCCGGTGAACTACGCGCCCTTGCAGAAAGACTCGACTTCATCAGCCGAGACACCGCGGACAGCGCCGACCTCCTGAGTGCGGCTGGCAGTGCAACACGGCATACTAACGCAAACCTACGTAAAATAAAGCGTGTTGGCAGACCTCGGAAGCTGGTGCATTCTCTTAGATGGGAACGCAAGATCTAGGGCGAATGCTTACGGGTGCCACAATGTTGCTTATGCGAATGGGATGTGAAGGCATCGGGTGTATCTCATTGTAACTCCTGCGGAATTCGTGGAATCTGCCTCGCCAAAAACCGCATTAAATCCCCACTAGATCTAGTATGCCTGCCCTCTCGATCGCCCATGAAAAACCCCGCCGCAGCGGGGTGATGGATCAGGCCTTTAACCGGCGCCGTTCGGCATTGGCCAGGCATTGCGCGCAGATCCAGCGTCGCGTTCGGCCCTCGTTCTCGATCAGGTACTGGCCACCGGCCGTAAGCGCATGGTCCTTGTGCTGGCTGCACCAACGCATCACTGGCTCGCCGTACTGACGCAGGATGGAGCGCTTCAAGTGCCGCTCCGTTGCAGTATCAGCCCAGTGCCCCAGCCGCCGGCCTTACGACCGAGCCGGCCACCGACGCTGCTGCTCATTTTTGCTGGGAGCTGGACCAGGCCTTCGCGCTCGAGCCGGTCGAGCCGCAACGAACTGGTTGAAAGGCCGGTGATGATCTTGCTGCGCGTGATGCCAGGGAATGTCGCCACCATCGTGGTGACGGCTTCTGCCAGATCGTGATCGGTCATTGTCGTCTCTCCAGCAGCACCAAGGCATGGAAGGCCAGCATGGTGTAGCGATCGAGCGGGCTCAGCTTGGCGATGTCGGCGCGGGCCATCACGGCCTTGACGGTCTCGTTGGTGTCGATCACGTCATTGATGGCGCGGCGCATACCCTTGGCCGTCATGATGGCCTTGAATTCGTCCTCGGTTGTTGGGGTTATTTTCTTCATAGTAGTCATTATATCCTATTCCTCTTTGGTTAGTGTCTTGTGGATCGGGCATGTCACGTTGATCCAGTAGTGCGCCGCGTCGCCCTGCGGGCTGGTCTGGCCGCGGCCGTGGGCGTTGTCGTCGACCGGACAAAGGCAGCCATCGGCGAGCGCTTCCGTCGAGCCTGGCGGTGGCCATTTAATGAAGGACTTCGTCACAGGTCGCTCTCCCTTCCGATCACGACGTGGGTCTCGTTGCCGCGACTGATCGCGACGGTGCAGCCCTTGGAGGACTGGACCTCCCGCCCAAGGTTCACGACGACGGCGGTATAGATGCCGCTGATGAAGCTGAACACGATCACTGCTATCCAGAACCGGTCCATCATCGCACCCCCTCGATCTGTCCAACCGAGTGCGCATAGTCCAGCGCGGACATCACGACGGCCTTCTGCTTGCGATCGATCACCTCGTCCAGATCGGTTTCAATCGATGCCCTGATCTCTTTCCAGGTGGATCCTCGTGGTCTGTCGATCGGCAGCGCAGGCGGAGCCGGCGGCGTAAACGCGCATCGACTTCCACTGCGCAAACTGATCCAAAGTCCAGCGGTATAAAAACCAAACGTGATCACCAGGCCGACGCCAATGAGCAGTGCAAATATGTCGGTACTCATACGCCCTCCCCTTTTAGTAAAGCAGTGAAGCGATTGCACTGCGTGGGAAAGCCGGCGTCATACTCAAGGCACATGCAATGATCGCCGCAAGGGTCTTGCATCATTTTCTTTTCAAGCAATCCAAACTTCAAAGCCTGTTCTTCTACATAATCGCCATCTAGGTCGCCAGTGTTGTAGTCCCCATTCGGGGCGATGATGGCCAATGCAAATTGGCGTAATGCTTCTTGTGTTTGTTTAGTCATTATCTAATCTCCAAGTAAATACAGCCGTAATACTTAAGCCGTTTCAAGCGCCAAATTTCTAGCAATGCACTGAATAGCGACTTAAATCCATCGTGGTATTGCTTGCCTTCGCTAATGTGAAAGGTCTGAACCGTGTACTTAAATCCCATTATCAACTCCCTATTCCGTGTGCTTGTTCAATAGCGCGGGCTAGCTTCATGATGCGCTTATTGAAAGCTACGGCATCCCCATAAGCCGTTATGTCAGCTTTACTCATTGCCTCAACAATGGCTTTCTCACTCAACGCCTCTCTTGCTGGTGCAGGATGGGTGTAGAGTGGGATTGAAAACTGTTTTTCATTTCTTGGTTTGCCATGCCACATAAAAGCATGACGCCTATCATCGTCATTAGGATTGCGCCACGCCACAGGTTCTTGTGATGGCTGTTCTAATGCTTCTTGTCGTTCGTATTTGCCGACGGAATCAAACCAGTCGTCGTCTCTTGTATTGTTAGTCTCTATATTCATATACCCTCCCCTTTTGGATAATGCAGCCCTTCATTCCCGTTCGGTCCGATGATGTCCATGCGCGCCTCGTCCCAGTCGCGATCGACCGCGCCTTTCAGGGCAGCGTGCACGTCCTTGATCTTGGTGCCTCGGTATTCCACCAGGCTCCGGCTCATGTCGTCGATGACGCTCAGTGCTTCCTGGCTAGTCATTGTTTCTCTCCTTCTCAAAATTCATGATGTCCTCGATGCGGTAGCGCACGGGCGCCTTCGGGCCACTGTGTAGTTTGAAGTACCGCGGCCCCCTGCCCTGCTGCCGCCAGTTCTCCAGCGTCCGCGGGTGCATGTGCCAGCGCTCGGCAAGCTGCTTCTGGTCTAGCGTGGTGATGTCGTTCATACCGGTGCCTCCTCATCGACTGGAGCTGCTTCCTGTGGCGCTGGAGTGAGACGGGTTTTCTCCGTCTCGTATTCCGCCTTGAGCGTTGGACGCGCGTGCTCTGGGCAGGCTTTCCATGCGGCCGAAAACACGTCCTTCAAGGCCTCGAGCGTGTCGCACTCACGCAGCGCGATGAAGTCGCCGCTCAGGTCATAGGGCGCCGGCTCGGTGACGATCTCGCCTTCGATGGCCTCCGGCTGCGCGTCAACGATCGACGCGAGGCGTGAGGACTTCTTGGCTGCTGCCGGCTGGGATGCTGGCGTCACGTCCTTGGGCTCGGCCTGCGTGGCCGGCAGATCCTCGATCTCCTCTGGCGTGTAGTAGCCAGCGACAACGCCAGGGAACACGGTGCGGATGCCTTCACTGACGCAGCGCGCACGCAGCATCGAACGTGGATAGGCACTCCAGGTCGGGTTCTTGAGCAGCCCTGCCCGCTTGGCCATCTCGATCGACCAGGTGATCTCGACGCTACCGCCCTGCGGATGGGTGAAGGTGGCGGTTGCCTTTGCCTCGGTGAGCTCCTTCCACTTCACGGATCCGCCGGCGGTCTGGAAACGTGCCAGCATGGCGTCGGCTTTCAGGGTCGGACGGCCGCTGATGACGTGATAGTCACGCGCTGCGATCGCTGGATGCAGACCCTCGGCCTGTGCCACGCACATGAGGGCAAAGGCCTGATCGGAATTCTTGACGCCGAACAGTCCAGACTTGGCGATGGCTCCAGCCATGCGCTCGATGTCGTTGATGGGGATTAGTTGGTTGCTCATTATTTTTCTCCTAGAACGTGGACCGTCGTGCGGACCAACAAAAATTCGTCTCTGAATTCACGCTCGATGGCGTGTCTGACTTCCTTGCAGATCAGCTCTGATGATGGCGGCTTGCCATCTGATCGTTGGACGATGCTCATGCTGACGTTCACTTGGTAGGCTTTGAAGTCCTTCATTTTATTTCTCCTCGTTTAACTTCGTTTAGTTCGTACTTGTCGACGTAATAGTTTTTGTCGGTGCTGCCGTACTCTGACAGCGCGTCATAGATCTCATTGGCTTTGATCTGATCATCGAACACGCCAATGATGCCGCTTTGTTTGGGCTCGTGCTGGCTCTCCCAGGTCACGACGTGAATGTTGTTGCTCATGCTGCCTTGTCCTTCTTCACGCTGACCTTGCACATACGATAACCCTTGCGGCCACCGATGATGGTGCCGACCATGTCGGCCGTGATGGTGGTGCCGGCGGTGTCCTTCACCAGTCCAGCGCTGAGCGAGTATTTTCCGGCCACGACTTTCTCGGCGTCTCCGATCAGCTCGAGCAGCTCGGCCTTCTTGGCGTCCTTCAGCTTGTCCATCGCTGTGCATTCGCTGCTGACGTGTTGGTAATCAATGATCGCCTGTGCGATTTTCTCATCATCGCTGGCATCAATGAACGCACCTTCGCGGACGTTGGAATTCAGCGCGATGATCGTCTTGGCGTCTGCCGTGTAGTCCGGATCCGGTGGCGTGCCAGCCTCGATCGACTGCCAGAAGGCTGCTGCCTTGCTGATGATCAAGCCATGGATCTTATAGTCAGCCTCACGCTCGATCAGCATGACACGGTTGCCGCCGATCAGAACGCCGATCTTGGCGGAGTGAATTCCAGACACGAGCATTTGGTGCTGGACCTGGAGCTCGATGTGCGGCGGCGCCTCAATGTTGTCGCCGTCGATGATCCAGCCATCCTTGAAGGCGAAGAAGTCGACGCACTTGATCTCGAGGATCGATTCATTGGAGAGCGCATCGTGAGCGATAAAGTCGAATGAGCTGCCAAGCCTGAGCGCTGGCATGTTCATGTATTCCTTGAACGGTGTGGCTGTCCAGCCATTGTCCTCGCAGATGCCTTGGGCAACGATCGCCTCAAGGCGACGGCCCCACTGCATGCGCTCATTGTCCTTGAAGTCGCTGGCTACGTTGCCGGCCTTGCGGTGCCAAAGCTCAAAGGCTGTCTGATACGGGCTGCAACCAAAAAGCGCCGCGATGTCGGTTGAGTTGAGGTTTTCCTCACGCATGGCGAGCCAGTGGGCTTCGCTCTCGGGCGTGATGGTGTTGCGGGTGTTTGGTACTGCGTCTCTGGTCCTGTCCATAATGTCCTCCAAAATGTTGCCGACTCAATGTCGGTGTTTGGATTATCGCAACACTTCGGGAAGATGTCAAGCGGTGTGATATAAAGTAATTGAAATTAGGTCTCGATGTAGAGGATGGGCGCCGCCCACTGCACGTCAACGTCCGTCATCTGGGAGTTGGCGTTGATCAGGTTATAGCGGCCGCGCTTGTAGCCACGGCGCAAGGTGCCGATCACTTGCACGCCATCGACCAGGCGGCATAGGCAGAATTTGCCAACGACCTCGGCCGAGACGTGGTCCACCGGCTTGGCGACGAACAGCAGCCAGCCATCCATATACTCCAGCGGCGATGAGCTGGTGCGGCACTGGATCGCAAACGATCCCAAGGCCATGGCGTGCGGAGCTGGGATGCGCTCGTCGCTTTCTTCGCTGTGCATTTCGCCGTGTCCGTCGACGAATCCCCGCAGCGGGACTGACTTTGCATCGGACTGGATGCCGGCGTTCTCCATGACTTCGGCCACTGGCACGCCTAACAGGCGTGCGATGTCCGCGGCCTCCGCCATCTTCATGTTGCGCTTCCCCCTGAAGGCCAGGGAGAGGGCTGAATGGTCGACACCGATTTTCTTGGCCAGCTCGCGCTGGCTGATTCGCCGGTCTGCCATCAAGCTTTTGAACCAGTCGGTATTGATCGTCATGGTGCTGTGATTACATCACCTTACGCCATGACGCAACAAATACCTGTTCAAATTCTCTCCATGTTGTGTTATTCTAAACACTTTAATAGTCAACCCATGAAAGAACATATATGTCAGCAGCAGAAAAAGTCATTCAAAAATTCGGCGGAGTCCGCGCCACCGCTCGAGCTCTGTGCATAAGTCCAGGCGCCGTCTCGCGCTGGCCAAAGCCAAGAGAAGCCGGAGGCTGTGACGGAGAAATACCTACACGGAATCATAAAAAGATTCTGATCGCAGCGCGGGAGTTGCAGATCGACATCAGTCCGGCGGAGCTTATTTGTGGACACTAGCTCCGAGACATTTCGGTTTCAATGCGAGGTAAGAACATTACTACGCTGGGGGGTGGCTAAATCCCGCGGGACTGTTGGTGCGTTTCTGGACAAGGTTGAGGCAAAGCGCGGAAAAGAGGCAAAGGTTGCTTTGGAAACGGCGTTTCGAGACCAGTGGTTGAAGGGGAATCGTGGCGCGGAGGGCGTCTGGTTCTGAGTTTTATGTTGTGATTTTAGCAACGAATTGGAGGATGTATGAATATAAGTGAGAGCAGCAATGCTGCCCCGTCTGGGATGGCAAAGTTGAAGGTGTTGATCGGATGCGAATCGAGCGGAGCAATCCGCGACGCCTTTTTGAAACTGGGCCATGAGGCCATGAGCTGCGACCTGTTGCCGACCGAGTCAGCCGGTCCGCATTATGAGGGCGACCTGTTCGACGTGATCGACTATCCGTGGGATCTGGCGATCTTTCATCCGGAATGCACGCACCTCTCTGTAAGCGGCGCCCGTCATTTTGAGACCAAGCGGATGGATGGACGCCAGCAGGCCGGCGCATCCTTCTTCATGCGGGTGGTTCGCCAGTCCGCGCACATCCGTCACACAGCGATCGAGAACCCGATCTGCATCATGTCCTCGCTTTACAGGAAGCCGGACCAGATCATCCAGCCATGGCAGTTCGGACACGGCGAGACCAAGGCGACATGCCTCTGGATCAAGGGCCTCCCGCTTCTGGTGCCAACCAACGTGGTCGAGGGTCGTGAGCAGCGCATCCACAAGATGCCGCCCTCCCCTGATCGCTGGAAAGAACGCAGCCGCACCTATTCAGGAATTGCCGACGCCATTGCCCGTCAGTGGAGTGATGCGATTATCGCAACGAAGGGGGTCGCATGAGCCAGATCATGATCGCCTTCTTCGGGGTGACGGCTGTGTTTCTCTCGCAGGATCACGACGTCGATCGGCGCAAGTACGCCTGCCTGTTCGGACTGATGGCTCAGCCGTTCTGGTTCTATGAGACCTACTCGCATGGGCAGTGGGGTATTTTTGCGCTGTCGTTTTTCTATACCGCGTCATGGCTCCGCGGCTTTCATGTGCATTGGGTGAAGCCATGAGCCTGCGACCTAGACAGATCCAGGCGATCGACGATTTACGCCAGGCCTACGGCACTGGAAAACGCACGCCGATCCTGCGAGCTCCGACCGGCTTCGGCAAAACCCATACGACCGCCGAGATCATCAAGAACGCAGTCTCCCGTGGCAAACGCGTCTGGTTCACGGCGCATCTGCGCGAGCTGCTGCTCGACACATCGAAGCGGCTGACGAGCTCAGGCATTCCGCACTCCTTTATATGTGCGGGCTATCCGATGGGATTGAAGCAGGCCGTCCAGGTTGTCTCAGCCGAGACGCTGATGCGACGCCTGGGCAAGATCCCGCGTGACCTCTGGCCGGATCTTCTGATCGTGGACGAGGCGCACGTCGGCATGGACCGCACCAAGAAATTGCAGGACGCGCTGGGCAATCCCCTCTCGCTGCTGCTCACGGCCACGCCATCACGGCTCGACGGCCGCGGGTTGGGTGAGATCTCAGACACCATTATTGAAACATGCGGCACGCAGGAGCTGATCGACGAAGGCCTGCTGGTTCCGATCCGCTACTTCGCACCGTCCGCGGTGAACCTGACCGGCATCAAGCAGCGCGCAGGCGACTATGCGCAGGACGAGCTGGCCGCTGCCATGGACAAGCCGGCCATCACGGGATCGGCCGTGTCGCATTACCGCAAGCTGGCGCATCGTCGTCCGGCCGTTGCGTTCTGTGTCTCGCTGGATCATGCCGAGCATACCGCGGCGGAGTTTCGTGCGTCCGGTTATCGCGCCATGGTGGTGCGCGGGGATTCGACGGAGCTCGAGCGGTCCACTGCCCTAAAGGCTCTGGCCAATGGCACGGTGGACGTGGTCTGCAACTGCCAGCTCTGGATCGCCGGCGTCGACTGCCCTGCCATTTCCTGCATCATTCTCCTGGCTCCGACACAATCGCTCACGCGCTACCTTCAATCGGTTGGCCGCGGCCTGCGCACGCATCCAGACAAGAAGGACTGCGTCATCCTTGATCATGCCAACTGTGCCGCCACGCACGGGCTGCCGACGGAGGACCGTGAATGGTCCCTCGATGGCGCCCGCGGCAAGAAATCAAAGCGCGATCCGGACGACATCCCGATCAAGACCTGTCCGGACTGCTTCCGCGTGCTGCGCTCCACCGTCTCGGTCTGCGAGTGCGGCCATGTGTTCACGCCGAAAGGTCGCGAGATCGAGGTGAAGGACGGCGAGCTGGCTGAGATCGATCTGCTGGCGGTACGTCGTGAGCGTATGCGCGAGCAAGGTTCGGCCCAGACGCTGGACGATCTGAGAGCGCTGGCCAAGGCCAAGGGCTACAAGCCTGGCTGGGCTGATCGCATCTGGCAGGCACGCCAATCGAAGCAATCGCAAAAATATTTCGCTTAGGGTGTTGCGATAATCTAAACAGATGTGTTATAGTGTAATCACATTAACACGGAGGGCAGTAAAATGAGCAAAGCAACGATGGCAACAATCAAGAGTTTCATTCGGAAGAACGGCGACAATCTTCTGATCTCAGTGAAGTCCCAGTTCGACGGCATGGTCGATGGCGTGAGGGCCTGTGAGGATAAGTCTTTCACTCCGGTCATCAAGACAGATGCACATGTGCAAAACACGCTTGGCATTCAAGGTGCGTGGGTTGTCGGCGGAAGCAGGGACTACATCAAGCCGCTTGAAATCGAAGGCTTGACTGGGTTCAGAATTTACAACTGCTGCGGCAGCTTTGAAATCGCGGTCGCGGTTTAATAAGGGGACGATGATGATCAGCAATAGCAAACAAAACTGGCAAGTCGGATCGAATGTGAAAGTCGGCTTCATGAGCCTGGTGGTTCTGGCCTCGGTGGCCACGCCAGGCGACTACGCTCCGGACGCCTATGTGCTCACCAATGGCAAGGCGCTCTACAAGTTCGTGCCGCACAACGGCATCAGCAAACTGGAGTCGAGAGAGATCGAGGCTGCCATCAACGAAGTCAAGTTCAACTAGGGAGGCAATATGGACTACCCAGAAATTTACGATCGCAAGCATTATGAGTACGGAACCTGGCGAGACATGAGAGACGTGGAGTTTCCACAAGCTCCGCGGCCATGGATTGATTATATCGTGGGCGGCGCGTGTTTAGCTGCCGTTATGGTAGCATTGGTTTTTATTTAATAACTGAAGCCAGTCGGTTACTGGCATTTATCGAGGAGTAATATTATGAGCGAAACAGGAAGAAATCCAGATACATACGGAGCAAAGGCAGTCGGCCTAACATTTAATCCAAGCAATGATCCGAGCGTTGATAGAGTGAAGGTGGCTTTCGCCGACATCATTGACTACATAGACAATCTGCGAAGCCGCACAAATAACGCTGAGATCAAGCGCATGGCGAGCATTGCAATTACAGAAGCGCAGACAGCGCAAATGTGGTCAGTGAAAGCGCTGACTTGGAAGCACGACTAATCTTTATGAGCTGTATTGCTATGACTGGCGTTTTTCTCAAACCAGTGACGTGCCGCTGCGACGCTTACCCATTCCCGCATCGCCAAGACAGTCCGGAATGCCGCAAGCTTTACAACTCAGCGCATGAAGCCGGCTACGAGAAAAGCCAAAACCTTTTTACAAGCAACACATTTCCAACGAGAGGATTGAAATGAAAGACTATAAGCCAAAGCAGCAAGCCGAGTTCAACGATACAGTTCTGATTGTGGTGGTGATCATCGCAGCAGCGTTGTTCGTGCATCAGTTTACGCAGTGGTGGTACATGTTCGACTAAGTTATTTTTGAATCAAACGCACCAGCCGTTTGCTGGATTATCAGGAGAAATTGAAATGGCAAAAAAATTATACGACCTCGCTGTCAAGACTGGCGAATACACGAACGGCTCAGGTGAAACGAAAGGCCGCTGGCAAAACGTCGG